CTGGGAAACCGGAGGATGTGTGGCGATGATTGAGGATTACGATAATCGAGACCTGGTTGTGAGGCGCGCGTTCGGACGCCATCACAATGATGACAGGATCAGGGTTGAGGATGCCGGCAGACGCGCATGGCTCCTGAAACACAGATTCGTGGAGGTCGCAGAGGAGCAAGAGCCCCGGCGCCGCGGACCTGGCCGGCCTAAGAAAGATGGCAGTTGAGACCGACAGTGATCGAGCGGCCATGCTCGCAGACTTCGGCGAGGTCTTTACCCTCGCCGATGAGAGCGAGGTCACATGCATTTTCGACACCCCGTATGCCGAGGCCCTGGACGTAGAAGGGGATCGCCCTGCAATCCTCGGCCTGACGTCTGATCTCGGTTCTCTGTCGCAGGGGGACCAGGTGACGCGACAGGCTGATTCCACCATATACCGGGTGGCGAACGTCAGGCCAGACGGCCAGGGGTTCACGCTGCTCCTGCTGGAGGAGCGCTGATGGCTGACTTCACCCTGAACGTCAAGGCGGATTATAAGGCGATCCTGCGGGACCTGGACGAAGTGGAGCGCCGCCTGGCACCCGCCGCCGCGGCTGCGGCCCTGAACATCGCGGTGCGCCGTGTGCGGACGGCGAGCCGGCGCGAAATCGCCGCTGTGAAGCGGATCACGCCGCAGAAGTTGGTGGGTGAGCGCCTGAAACTGGTGCGGGCGAAGGCCGGCCGCCTGGTGGCCTTCCTTCACGCCCTGATCCTCCCTATCCCGGCAGCCCGCCTCGGAACGCCACGGCAGGGACCAGCGGGCTCGCGCGTGAAGTCGCACTTCTTCCCGGGTGCCTTCGTGGCGCGGATGCCTAGCGGCAACATCGGGATCTTCAAGCGCCGCGGACGTCCGCGGCTGCCGATCAAGGAGCAGAGCATCTCGCTGGAGCCGGAGGCCTCCGCTATCGTGGCTCGCCATGTGCGCAGCACCGGCGCCAAGGAGTGGCGTAGTGAGTTCGAGCGCGAGATGGCCTGGCGCTTGGCGAGGAAACGCGTGTGAGCCACGCCAGGCACCAGATCCGCGAGCAGATGGCCATCGCTCTCACTGGCCTGACGACGACCGGAACGACGGTATACCGCTCTCGCGTCTACCCACACGACACGCTGCCCAGCTTGGCCTGCTATGCATTGCATGAACGGATCGACGACGACATGCTGACCCAGGGCAGTAAGGAGGTACGCCTCCTGGAGATGATGATAGAGGGCCGCGCCCGCGCGGTGACAGACCTGGACGACACCCTGGACCAGATCGCCGCAGAGGTGGAGGCCGTCATCTATGCGGACACGACCCTAGATGGCCTGGTCAAGGATATGCGGCTCGAAGAGACGACCATCGAGCTTTCTGATGAGGCGCAGCAGCCCACCGGGCTCCTGCGCCTGCGTGTGAGCGCGTTCTATCGTATCGACGCGCAGGACCCCGAGACGGTCCTGGCGTAACAACACAAGGAGAAAGGTAATGGCTGTGCATCATGGCAACGAGGGCTCCGTCGCAATCGGGGCTAACACGGTCGCGGAGGTCCAGTCCTGGACCTACGACGAGCAGGACATCGACGTCCAGGAGGCGGCAAGCATGGGCGATACGGCGGTGACCGTGCTCGCCAGCGGCATTAAGTCTGGTGGCGGCACCATCGAATGCCTGTGGGATGAGACCGACAGCAACGGCCAGTCTGCCATGGATATCGGTAGCAGCGTGACGCTGAATCTGTACCCGGAGGGCGCATCGAATCCGGATACGTACTACACCGGCACGGCCATCATTACCGGCGTGGGCGTGGCGAGCAGCGTCCGAGGTCTGGTGACGCGCAACTTCACCTTTCGGGGACCGCTGACCGAAAGCACGGTGCCGGCCTGATGGCCGTCATCGACCAGATCAGGGCTCGCTATGCGAGCCAGCGCACGCACGTCGAGGTCCCGGAGTGGGGCGAGCCAGACCATCCCCTGGACGTCTACGCCGATCCCTTCACGTTGGCCGACGAGCAGACCATCAGTCGCTTCCTGAAGGACGACGATCCTGCCGGGTTCGCGGAGCTCGTCATCCGCAAGGCGGAGGACGCGGCCGGCAACAAGCTCTTCGGCAAGGGGGACAAGCCCCTGCTGCTGCGCACCGGCGAGGCGCGCGTGGTCAAGCGCGTGGCCATGGCAATCATGAGCGGGATCAGCATCGAGGGCGCGAGAAAAAACTCCGGGCCGACGCCGGACTCTTCGCCATCTACGGACTAGCCGACCGTCTCCACAAGACGGTCGGGGAGCTGATGGAGATGCCGGTGTCGGAGTTCAGTCACTGGATGGCCTACCTCGAGTTGCGGCGGGAGATGGAAAATGGCGCGCGCCAGAGCTGATTACGAGTTCCGGGCCCAGGACCGGACATCTCCGGCCTTCCGTTCCATCCGCCGCAGTTTGGGCGAGGTGGGCGGGGCGCTGTTGTCCTTCAAGGGCGCGATCGCCGGCGCTATCGGCGTGGGCGGCCTGGCTGCGATGGTCAAGGCATCCATCGACGCCGGCGACCAGATCCAGAAGCTCTCCCTGCGGTTGGGCGCCTCGACCGAGGCCCTGTCGGAGCTCAGGCATGTCGCCGAGCTGTCCGGCGTCTCGTTCAACACGCTGACCATGGGTCTGCAGCGCATGACCCGCCGGGTCTCCGAGGCCGCCCAGGGCACGGGCGAGGCGAAGAATGCTCTCGCCGAGCTGCGCATCGACGCGGAGAAGCTGAACCGGCTGCGTCCCGAGCAGCAGTTCGAGGCCCTGGCGGACGCCATCAACGGACTGTCCAGCGAGTCGGACAAGGTCCGCATCGCCATGAAGCTCTTCGACAGCGAGGGCGTGGCGCTGCTGCAGACGATGCAGGAAGGCGCGGCCGGCATCAGGGAGGCGCGCGATGAAGCTCGCGAATTGGGGCTTACCTTCTCCAAGGATCAGGCCGAAGGCGCGGCCAGGGCGAAGGATGCAATTGCAAGGCTTTCCGGGGCGATTGGGGGACTGGGAAAAACCCTGGCGGTCGAGCTGGGACCGGCACTGACATCCGTCACCGGCTGGATGGGCACCTTCGTCCAGGCCGTGCGCTATGCGGGCGAGGAGATTGGGATATTCGAGCGCTCGATCGGCAGCCTATCGCTGGGCCAGACGATGCTGGAGATGGAGTCCATCGGCCAGCAAATTGCGGAAATCCGCAAGGATGCCGAGCTCACCGGCGGTATTGGGCCCTCCGATCAATCTCGTATAGATAGCCTCATCAAGCGTCTCGGCGCCCTCAGTGAGCGATATCGGCGCCTGCACAAGGAGCAGCAGGATCTTGCCTATGGACGGCAGAATCTGGTCGACGTGACCGCGAAAGCGACCGTCGAGGAAGAGAAGCTGACGAAGGCAACCGGGATGAGCATCGAGGCCATCCGGGCGGAGGCCGAGTGGCAGGCGGACACCGCCCGCCAGACGGCCGAGGCGGTAAAGAATGCGAATCAGCAGCAATACGAGCTCGCGTTGGCGACCAAGAAGACCAACTCCGTCGCCCGCGATCTGGGCTTCACGTTTCAGTCGGCGTTCGAGGACGCGATTATCGGCGGCGAGGGTCTCCGCGATGTGTTCAAGGGCCTTCTCCAGGACATCACTCGCGTCATTCTGCGCACCGCCATCACCGCGCCCATAGGAAACGCTATTGGATCGGCGATAGGCAGCATTTCCTTCGGCGGTGCCCGCGCGGGCGGCGGGCCGGTGAGCGCCGGGAGCGCCTATCTGGTAGGTGAGAGCGGGCCGGAGCTGTTCTTCCCGGGCCGTAGCGGCATGATAGCAGCAGGCGGCGGCCCCCAGGTCATCATCGAAGATCACCGCGGACTAGACGCGCCGCCCATCGAGATGGCCCGGGCCCCGGGTCCGAACGGACAGCAGATCCTGCGCGCGGTGATCCGCAGCGAGAACCGCCGCGCACTGAACGACGGCAGTCTCGATCGCACCATGCGTGGCAATTTTGGCGCGCGCCGCACTGGGATACTGAGATGAGCACGCCGGTCTGGCCACTGCCATCCGTGCGCCCCCAATATTCTGGGAACGGCCGCCAGCAACAGAGCAACGTCATTCGCAAGGAGATGGCGGTGGGCGAGCCGAAGAGCAGGCGGCGCAGCACTCGCCGCCTTGTCCGCTATGCCGGAGCCTGGCTGTTGAATGACGATCAGCGGCGGATCTTCGAGACCTGGTATGAGAATGATATCGCAGATGGGTCGCTCGATTTCGATTGGCCAGATCCAGAAACCGGTCTCGGCCTGGTGCGCACCTGGTTCACGGAGGACCCCGCCGTAGTGCGACTGCAGCCCGACCTATGGCGGGTATCCTTCTCCCTGGTGGGGCGGCCGTGAGGACACTCACGACCGATGGTCTCCGCGAGCTGCTCGCTCGGGCGAGCGCCCATGTCTGGCTGATGCTGGTAGAGATCGACCACGCGGATTTCTCCGCGCCCGTGCGCCTGGCCAACAACACGGAGGACGTGGACTACGGCGGCGACACATACAGCGCCTTCGGCTTCCGGATGGTTCTACCGCCAGACGCCGAGGATCGCATCCCCGAGGTTATCCTGACAGCCGACAATGTCGGCCTGGACCTCGTGGAGCCTTTACGCACGATCAGCTCGCCGCCGAGCGCGGATATCTCCGTGGTGAGGATGCCGCCGGACGACAGCGGCGCGGTCCTGGAGGCGGGCCCTTGGTCGTTTCAGGTGCGCAGCGTCTCGATAGAGACGATGACCATGCAGCTAACCCTGGCCCAGGACGCCGACTACCTCAATGAGCCGCGGTCGCGCCTGCGCTTCACGCCGATCGAGGCCCCGGGACTCTTCCAGTGACGGCACCTGGCTATTGGGAGGCAAGATATATCGGGGTTCCATTCCACTCCGGGGGCCGAGGAATGGACGGGCTGGATTGCGCAGGGCTGGTCATCCGGGTCTATGCCGACGTGCTCGGGATCGCGCTGCCGGATAATGTCGGCGACACCGGCTACGATTGCCTGAACCAGATCTATGCCGAGCGAATCGTCAACGAGCATCGCCGGCTGTTCAAGCGCGTAGTGGAGCCCACGCAGCTGGACTTGATCCTATTCTGGC